TGCATCATAATTGTACAAGTTTTGCACTAACGCGATTGGGCACGGCTCATCGAATAACTTACATTTACTGCATTGGTCATCAAAGGCCGCGCTATCTCCACTGTTGCTAAAATATGCCATAGTTTTATTTATTTGGTTATTGCAAAGATTAAATTAATTTGCATGGCTTTGTTTCTTTCTTTGATATGAACAGTTTTCTCAAAGGTACTTTGCGCCTATAATAACTCCACGCTTTGAAGATCAATGCAGGGTAGTGCCATAACGGAACTTTCTCATCTGAACTATTTTTTATTGACATCAGTTTTTCCCGGAGTGCATAAATAGGATCATCGGAATTGAGATTTTCACCGGTTGAAAGTTTACTGTAAAAGTGTTCGGCTTGATCTAAATTTATTTTCCGCAAATGCCAAAAAGCAAATGCCATAACGCTCAATCCTAGTATCTTTTTTGATTTTGTTCTGTACTTTAAACAGAAAGAAACAGTCTCATCTATTTCAGTTTTGTTTTCCTGATAGTACTCAACAATCATAGCATTGTTAACGGTTCGTCTACTTGTAGCTGATTTATAAACGTCTTGAGTTACTTGACCAGTACAGCGACTCCACGAAGTCATATTCGCACCTAATGTAGTTTTAATAATCTTAACAATAAGTGTGCTAGTTAAACTAGCTGTATCATGAGTTAAGCCCTCAATAGTTAGTACGTCTATCCCCTTACGGCCTTTCCCGGTATCAATTGATTTAAATACATCATTATTTATTCCTGTAATTACAAGTAAGTCCTGTGAAATGTTGGCTATGATTATAGCATTTAATCTGGTCTGACCGTCTAATAGTGTGCCATCATCTGCAAAAATAATAGGTACACCGTTAAACTGCCAGTAACCTTCAATCATATCAAATGCGTAAGCACTCGCATATGCTTTCGGTAATGCCCTGTTATGATCGTTCTTTTCGAGCATTTTTCCGGCCTGTTCAGGTGTGATGTTTACAATTCCGGCTTTTATGCCATGTCCTAAATCTTTTAATAATTCGTGTTTCATGTTTAATTGTATTATGTGAATAAATGATTATTTTGATTTAAAACCAATCCCAGACCACAACCACGAGGCCCGGAATTGGTGGATTACATGTTAAAACATTTCTTTTTGATTATTTTCAAACCTATTCTTAACGCCGATCATGTTTTTAATAGTTTGGTTGTAATAACTTTCTTTTAATTCTATTCCTTTCGCTTTGCGCCCCATGCTGACAGGGCTGTAAATCTCAGAACCAACCCCCATAAATGGAGTCAATATGACCTCACCCGGATTTGAATATAACTCTACAATCCTATCAATGACATCTAATTGTAACGGGTGAACGTGCTTTTCGTCATCCCCTTCTCTAGCTGGTTTAAATTCCAACACATTCCGGTTCCTGATATCATCCCAAACGGATGAGGCGTAACGCTGCCAAATGATATGAGCTTTTTTGTTTGTCTTATGGTCAGCCCATTGTTTGTATTTTATCAGTATATGATCCCATGAGCCATATTTACGCTCCATTTCCGGGAGCAATGGAGTTGACCCGGCATAATAATCTAACCCGGTTTTGTGAGTCACAGGTATTTTATTTTCCCCGCCTTTTCTAAAAATTAAAACATAGTCAGGTATTGCAGTATAACACTTAGTTGAGTCCTCTACAATCTGCTTATGCTTAAGGCTATTTACCATAGTCCTAGTTCTGACCTCTAACGGTTCCTTCCATATCGTTATCCTATTGTTGTAAGAAAAACCATATTTCAAATGAAGCTTAATAATCTCATGTGGAAAGTCCCACAATGTGTGAGCTGTTGTATGTGTAATTACATCAGAACAATGTACCGCCGTTATCCTGCCGGGTTTTGTTACCCTCGCTACCTCTTTAATCAAAAATTCAAATTGTTGCAAAAACTGCTCTTTTGATTCACAGTTCGAAAAGTCATTTTCACTTGAACTGTATTGGTAAAGCCCGGCGAATGGTGGGGAGTAAACCGAAAGGTCAATACTTTCCTTTTCTAGTTCTGGTAAAACGTGCATGCAATCTCCGTTATACAGTGAATAATTTTCTGTATGATCTTGGTTAATAACCTTCATAATTAAATAAATTTAGGCGTTAATATTTCTTTTTCAAATTTGATTTTCTCAACCTTTAATCCTTTGTTTAATGTCGTATTTAAACTGTCAAATAACTGTATTGCTTTTTCTGTTTTTAACAAAAGCGCATCAATAACCCGCTTTTGACCGTCTGATAAAACAAGATCAGCGTAAACAGGTTTTGTTTGCCCAAACCGCCAAAATCTTCTTATTGCTTGATAGTACTGCTCATAACTCCATGTTGGGAAATAAACAGTATGGTTACAGTGCTGCCAGTTTAGACCGAACGAAGTCATTTTTGGTTTCGTGATCAGCTTTTTTATTTCACCATTACCGAACGCTAATAAAAGTTCCTCCTTTTTTTCAAGTGGCATTGATCCTTTTATCTGGAACGCGTCCTTATCAAGTTTTTGCAGTAAATCACCTTCATCATTGAAATTACACCAATAAACAGAAATATCATGACTTTCTGCTAATTCAACTGCTTTATTGCATCTATTTTCAATTGTTAGCTTTTGCTCTATCCTGACTTCTGTCATTGTTTTTGCCACTATTCCAAACATCATTATCTGACCATCAATAACCCAATTTTTATCATTCCTTACATAGTTATGATTTAGTATTAATTCAGGTAAAATAAATTTAGTATCATCAAATCCCAGGTCAGAAGGTTTCCGCATTGAGATCGACCAACCAGATACCCACTTGAAAAAGTCATTTTTTGCATGTGGTTTAAGGTACCACTTTGTCGCAATCTCTTGCGGCCTTATGTTGTTTTCATTGTTAGCAAAAAACCTGCTTAACATTTCCATATAACCCAACTCTCCCAACGCTTCCGAACTTGTGCCCAATTCAATAAAGTCGTTAGGACTTGGTGTCGCTGTAAATAGAAATCTGTACTTTACTTTTTTAAGAAATGTAGTTACATGATTTTTTATTGCGCCTTTGAAGTTTTTTAAAATACTGCTCTCATCTAGTATAACGCAATCAAAATCATCATGATTAAATTTATCCAAACGCTCATAATTGCAGATCACAATATCAGTATTATATTTGCCATCTTTTGAATACATTATTGACGCATCCAAATTGAATTTTTCGGCCTCCTTGATGAACTGGAATGCAACGGCTAAAGGTGTTATTATCAGTACTGGCTTATTCGTGTGCCTCCGATAGTTCACAGCTGTTGTAAGCTCAATTATTGTCTTACCTAATCCAGTGTCAAGGAATACAGCGCACCGACCTTTTTTGATTGCATACTCTGATACATATTCTTGGAAGTCAAATAATTTATCAGGTAGGTATTTAATTTCAATTCCATGATTTATTGATGAGTGTTGTTTCGATTTTAAAAATTCCTTATAATCCATCCGTGTAAATTTTAATTAGTCAATAAAGCAAATGTAACAAAATACCTGTTGTGTGAATGTTAAAAATGGTTAAATTGATACCCAATTACATTCAGGTCTCCCAAACGGCCCCATCGTCTTAATCCCGGTCTTAACCAACTTCCCTTCATTCGTCAGATCAGTTATCCCGCGTCTAATTGACCAGACAGGCGTATCAGGCCGCCCGTATTCAATATGCACCCGTGAAGGCGGCATCGGTTCAGCAACCCGCCTGAATATAGCTAATATCTTCTTTTCTTGTGTTTCGTTTTTCATAGTCTCACATTTAAATAGTTTACATAATTCCCTTCGCTGTCAACTTCGTTCCACCTGTGATCAATCAGTGAGTCGTATTCCCATTTGGCCAATCCCTTGCCCCATATCGGGATATTGGTATTGATTACTTTATCATTCACCTGGTAGATTCCTGGTGATATTGTTTTTATTTTCATATCAGTTCTTGGTTTTGGTGAATATTTCCGATAACTTCATTATAATTTAGTTCGCTTCCAAACATCAATCTTGGTAACTCCCTAATATCTTTAACAACACTTCGAAATAAATCATTTGAAGCGTACCGGCTACTTTCAACAACGTCCCCCTCATAAATCTCCTTTCCATTCTTGTCGTTTAGTCCGGTGTATTGCTCTGGAATTGCACTATAAACATCATTTCCAGGATTAAACCATTGATAGCCATCCCTCACGGGATGACCGTTATCAATTGATACATTGTGCCTATATTTAATTCCATTCCAGGCTCTAAATTTTATAGTTCTCATTAGTACAATAATTTAATTACTTCGTTTAATACAAAATCCCGATCCTCATTTAACTCATTCAATTGTGTTTCATCCATTGGCACCCCGTCAAGATCGGCAGCTGATATGAAGGCATCGACGAAATCCGGGGCATCGTTTGTATTGATGTCATCTATTTTGATGTTATCTATCATTTCCTACCCTCCCTTTGGAATCTCTGGTGTAACTTTTCCCTGTATATCTTGCTGTTCTTCCGTTTGATTGACATAGCCCGGTTGAATATTAACAGCGTAATAATTGTGACGGCTATTCCGATTAGGTATGTCATAACGATTTCAGTATTTGAGTGACATAATCATTCATTGCAATACATCTTTGCAGTAGATTGTCCTGATACAATTGGTCAGGTTCAATCCTGTAAACCTTCGCTTTTAACTTGTCAGAAAATTCAGGATTGAATGTCATAAAATCACAACATTTCGCACCAGTTACCATCATTTGAAACTGTACCTGAGCATAGTAATTGTCAGGTATTCCATTCATAAGATAATCCAAATGTGCTTTTGGTTGTGGGCATTTGATTTCAAGTAATACCCAATCAGCCACGCCATCCGGTGTGCATCCAATGAAATCATAACCGGGCATAGTTACAAACCCCGGCAGTTTAACCTTAACATTTCTCGATTTCTCATAAATCAATCGCGCATCAGGCTCCCTCTCGATACCAATTTCCATTTGCCATGATGTGAAATTATCCTGTACTATTCCAAGTCGCGCCAATACTAATTCATTAGCATACGTTAAAGCCATTTTGCCGAGTTCGTTTGTTCTACCTTTAGCCTGTACAGCAAATGCCTGAGATGCTGTAATTTTGCCCCGTCTGTCCGGATATTGTTCGTTTATGTTCATACTGTTACATTTTTATAGTTTCCTTTAATCCTGATTGCCTCCACCTGCTGACCAAACGCTGAAACCGTCTGTGTCGTAAGTGTAACCTGTTGCCCGATCCAGTCCTCGATATAAGGTGAACCAGTTACCTCTGCAATTTTCTTCGCGTTGGTTTTGTTCAGGATCATACCTTTTTTAGCTCCTTTGAATTTCAAGACTGTAACGGTTTCCTTTTCTTTACCGTTAAATGTTTCGTCCTGATCAATTGATTCAATTGTAACTGTAACGTTTTTTTCTAGTTCCTCGGCAGATATAAACCGATAGTCAAAACTTTTCTTCCAATGTGTTTTCGTGTCGCTCATTATAA